GTCACGTAATTTGTTTAGGTACTAAAATCACCCTTTCTTTAAATTCTCTTTCCAGTCTGTTTTACAGTCACGTAATTTGTTTAGGTACTAAAATGCATAATGAACAAACCGTTGTAGATTCGTCGTTTTACAGTCACGTAATTTGTTTAGGTACTAAAATATCAAATTTAGCACTCCCTACTTTTGTATACCATCATTTTCAGATTCATTATATCATTTTTCAAGCTTTTAAAAAAGCCATTTCAGGCATTTTTTCCTCATCTTTCCACCTATCATTCAGCATCAATGTTTGATTAATCAGCTTACATATAACGTTTTCTTCCACCGTATATAAATATCCACCCTGTCCTATCTTTTGAATGATCTTCTGCAAATCAGTCTGCAATTGTTCTTCCGATATTTTCTTATTGCATGGATAATTATTCTCCACGTATGTTTCTATATCCTCAAATTCCGGCATCTGAAAATCCACTTCTCCAAGTACCGTGATCCCCGAACACAATTTTCTGTCACAGCCGAAAATGTCAACATTAAATGCGAAAAAATTTTTATAAATTTTATTTTGGTTATTTTGTCTAATTTTAAGTCGCTTTATTATGCAACTTTCCTAATTTCCTCATTGTATAGATCTTCTGCCGTCTTATATCCAAATATTTTGCGCGGATAATTGTTAATCCATTCCGCTATATTGTCTGCGTCCTTTTGTGTCTTATTGTCGAAATCTTCGCCCTTTGGTATGTGTCTCCTCACTAATTTATTTTGGTTTTCATTGCTGCCGCGTTCCCAACTGCTATAAGGGTGGCAGTAATAAACCGTTGTTCTTTTCTTTTTGTTTCTCCTGCTGCGCTCCATTCCCTCGTAGTCTTGAAATTCCGATCCGTTATCTACCGTTATCGTCTTAAATGTATTTCTAAATCCCTTTTCTCCTAATCTTCTTTCTAATTTATCCAACGCCTTTACAACTGCTGCCGCAGTATGTTCTTTTAACAAAAATATAATTTCTTTCCGTGTTTTTCTTTCTGTCAATACTAATAAAGACTTTTTAGAAACGCCTTTCTTGCCTACTACCGTATCCATTTCCCAATGCCCGAACTCCTCGCGTGTGTCGATCTCTTGCGGTCTATTCTCTATGCTTTCTCCCTTGCTTGCGCGCTTGGCTGTTGTTTTTCTGTATGTTCTCTTTTTTTCATTCCTTTTTACCGGCAATTCTTTATTTGTCAAATTCAAAAATACGCCCTTATCAATGTAACTATATAGTGTGGTTACACATATCGAAAAGTCGTACCCCTCCTCTTTTGCTTTTGCTAATGCTGCCGCCGGGCTATAACCATTCTCTAATATAATTTCTTCTATTCTGTTTGCAAACTCTATCTCGCAGCCAATTTTTAGATCTGCTCCCTTGTTTGCTAGAACCTCGTTTTTTCTTTCTTGTGCTATATCCGGGCTATATCGCTCCTCTGTTGTTTCATCTGTATTTCTCGCCGTAAACGTTCCCCGCTTTAGTTCTCTATATATTGTACTTATGTGAAAGTGTAGGATTTCTGCTATCTCCTTTGGCGTATGTCCTGCTTTAACTAAAACCTCTATCCTCAATCTGTCATTAAATGTTAATTGTTTGAATTTCTTTCCCATAGCCTTTCCCTCCAATATAAAAACGCCCGGCATACTTTTACTTTGTAGCCTGCGGCGTTTCCTCTAAAAGCCATTCTAAATTAACATTTAATACCTTTGCAAACATTTTTAACTCATAATCTGCGACAAACCGGGATCCATTTTCTATTCTGCTGATACTGTCGCGTTCTAATGTAATTCCCTCAATCTGCAATTTTGCGGCTAGATCGCTTTGTGAGATCCTTTTAATTACTCTCGCCTCGCGTATTCGTTCGCCGCACAAATTGTTTTTGCCGTGATATGAATATATTTTCACGTCCACGCCTCCTTGTGCTAATGTTCTGCAATATTCTTGACATTAACACACATTCGCCGTTAAAATGTGTTAAAGGTCAGAAACCTTTATATTTTCAAAAATATTTCAGAAAGTGAGGCGTTTATTATGTTATCTTTGCAAATTGGTAATGTGCCTAAACCCGATCGCTCCGGTAAAGGAAAAAGCATAGCTGCATTTCCTAGCGATTACGTCGTTATTGATGTAGAAACCACCGGCTTGGATCCTACATATTGCGAAATTATAGAACTTTCCGCTATTAAGTATGTAGGCGGCGTTGCCGCTGATCGTTTTACCTCTTTGGTTAAACCTACTGATCCGATTGATGACTACATAAGCAAACTGACCGGAATAACAAACGAAATGTTGGAAACTGCGCCGTCTCCTGCGGTTGTTCTTCCCGATTTTTCTATGTTTATTTCAGATAGTGTATTGGTCGGCTACAACGTAAACTTTGATATTAACTTTTTGTATGACAATCTCTTGCCGCTTGGCGTTACTCTCTCTAACTCATTTGTTGATGTGTTGCGTATTGCCCGGCGTGTTCTGCCGGATCTTCCAAACCACAAACTTATTACCGTTGCGGATTTTTTCGGCATATCTCCCGATATTTCGCATAGGGCTTTAGCCGATTGCGAAACTTGCAATAATTGTTATTCTAAATTGCAAGCGGTCATAATTGAAAAATACGGATCTCTTGACGCTTTCGCCGTCAAACCTAAACACAATCTTAAGGCGTCCGATATTACCGCTAATACTTCCCATTTCGACACGTCGCACCCTCTTTATAACAAAGTGTGTGTATTTACCGGTACGCTCGAACGCATGACACGAAAAGAGGCTATGCAAATTGTCGCAGATCTCGGCGGCATATGCGGTAATAGCGTAACAAAGAAAACAAATTATTTAATTCTTGGTAATAATGATTTCTGTTCCTCTATTAAGGACGGTAAAAGCAGCAAGCAGAAAAAAGCAGAGGCTTTGGCTTTGGACGGCTTGGATATACAAATCATTTCCGAAAATGTGTTTTATGAATTGATCTAATCGCTTTGTTCTTGGGCGGCAGGTTCTAGCCTGCCGCCTTTTCTTTGTTCCTCGCCTATTTCGATTTCCAAAACAGAGTCCGCCGAAACGTTTAGCACTCTGCATATTTTCGCAAAAATTTCTAAACTCGGTAATCTCTCTCCATTTTCCCACCTGCTTATATCTTTTTGATATACTCCAAGTGCCGCGGCTAATTCCTTTTGCGTTATTCCGGACGCTTTGCGTGCTTTCCTTATATTATCGTTTATCATTTCTTTCCTTTCTTTTCTTGGCGTGATCTCATTACTAGAGAAACGCATAACTTTATAATTCCAACTGTTACTAAAAATACTCCTAATTCTAGTATCATGCTCTTTACTCGGCTTTGGGTTTATGATATATTGTTTATAGGCGGCGGGCTTATCGCCCGCCTGTTGGTTAGGGCTTTCGCCCTAACCAATGTACTTACCTATTATGATAAGTATTATACCTATGATTAAGTCTATCAATGCGTTGATTGCTAGGTCTCGCCATTCGATAGGCTTTTTCTTTTGTTTCTTGCGTTTTCTTTTCTTACCCATTGTGCCGTTTCTCCTTTCTAGTGGCTTTGCCTCTTATTTGTTTTATCTCCTTTCTATGATTTAATTATATACCCATTTGGGTATATTGTCAACATCTTTTTATATATTTTTGCACAAAAAATAAACCCCCGGAAATGCCCGGGGGTAAAATATTGTGTTTCATTCTTTATAAGTGCCTACTCGATCTTGGCATCGTCAAAACCCGCAGCCTTAACCGCCTCTAAATTTGCTCTTGCGTCCGCTGCGCTTTCATACGTTCCAAACAGTAATACAAACTCGTTATCTTTTACATAAAGTCCGGTTCCTTTGTAGCCTTTCTTATGTGCCTCTCTTACCGCGTCGTTTGCCTCTGTTTTGCTCTCGAAACTCTTACCTACAACTTTATACGTTGCTTTCTTTTTAGGCTCTGTGTTAGCCTCCTGCGTTGTCTCATTTCCTTTTGTTCTTGCTGCCATTGTGCAACCCTCCTATTTCTTAAGATATTTGCTCGATACGTAGCCGGTAATTCCGTTTGCAGCCACCAAATACCACTTAACGCCGCTTACCGTTGTGTAATATCCGTAGCACGCTACCTTTGTTTCTTTTTTCAGGTCTCCAATATCCGGTTTATTTTTGCCCGCTCCGGATCTGATGTTAAGTACGTCTGCGGTTACCGTATATGTTCCCGCTAACTTCTTATCGAAACTCTTTGCGCTTTCTACCTTAGTCGCTTTACTTGGTGTCTGCGGTTTGCTTTGTGTCTGCGGCTTTGTCTGCGGTTCTGCGTCATATTTTGGATAGCCGAAAATAACTTTCCCTTTGTAATCCGCAATCTTGTATTTCTTCGCCTTTACTCCTCCTCCGTTAGATACCACCGTAGACGCTCCGGACGTGTTGCCCTCCATTGTATAGAAATACGTGCTATCTACTTTTGTTACTAATCCGGTATGGTGGCAACCGCTAACCTTTCCGTTTCTTGTAAAGAATACCTGCGATCCGTATTTTGGTGTTGTTCCTAATGCTCCGTGTTTTTCGTACATACTTGCGCTCGCTACGGTGTAGTCGTCGAAATTTCCGCATAAAAGGCTTTTCGCCGTCGCTACTCCGTATGCCTTATAAAAGCACCAATCTACGAACGCGTCGCACCAATACGCCGGAAAATCCATAATTGCCGGATAGATCTTGTGCATATCTCTACCATACTTTGTGTAGTTGTCTTTCCCTGCGCCGTCCGTCTTTTTATCTAAGACTTTCGGATCTTTCTTGTATGCCGCGACTGATTTCTCTAAATAGCCCTCCTCGGCTTTCGCAACCTTAATTACCTTGCTTGCATAATTTCCCATTGTTTCTGCCTCCATTCTGTAAAATAAAAGCAGGGCTTAACCCTGCTTTTCTGTGTAGTGGTTGCAGCGCTCTTTAATGCTGCAATCGTCGCAATTTTGATTTTTGCACACAATGTCATTGATCTTATTATCTAATTTGTTATCTGCGATCTTAAGGATCTTTACTAACCAAACCGGCACGTTGTCCGGCATGATAACGTATAGGTTTTCTAAAATGCTTGTTAATTCATTGATAAGCATTACCGCCACCACGTACCAACCAATGTAAATAGAAAACCCAAGATCAAATCCGATCTGTACGCCTAACTCTTTAATTCCGTAACCTACCATGAATGCAACGCCGATAAGAACGAAATACATAGCCTTTTTAATGATCCCTTGTAATCCGGTCTTGCTATTCCATTCTTTAAGGAAAAATGCTGCTTTGATCCAACCGGTTAGATAATCAATCACAACCGCTACCATAAATAAAATAAGCAGCGTTGGCACCTTATTAAGGAACGCCGCCGCTGCCGTAATAAATGCTGACATTGTAAATCCTGCCCCTCCTATCTTATCTGTAATTTCCATTGTCTTTTGCTCCTTTCTTATATTTCCTGCAATGCTCTTTCCCTGCTTTTATCCGTGCAATGCAATACAAAGTCTCTTACTATCTTTTCTCTAAGCCCTTTGTTTGTGCAATGTGAGATTAAGCCGAAATAACTTTGCATGGTTGCATTAACTTCCTTGAATGTCATTTCTCCCGCCTCGTATGCTTTCATTACGTATTTAATCCGCACCCGCATACGCCGCACGGTATCTTTTCTCAATTTAATTTCGTGTTTGTTGATTATAAAGCCCACAAATTCTATGTTGTGTGTTGTCGGGTTAATTGCCGTCTTGTCGTTAAGATTAAGTCTTAATACTTCCTCCAAGAATGCCTCTATTTTCTCTTTGAACTGTACCAATTCTTTGTAATCATCATGCAATATTATTATGTCGTCCATATATCTAACAATATAATGTAAATGCAATTCGTGTTTTATAAACTGATCCAATTCATTTAGATAAATGTTCGCAAACATTTGACTTGTAAGATTTCCTATTGGCATACCCTTGTCGAATAGCATATCTTTAGGATCTATTTCTGATGGATCCACGCCAAGCGGCAACCCGAACGCTCTTTTGTTGGAATTTATTATTTTTTCCAATAACTCCAACAAATCCTTATCCTTTATTTTCTTTGCTAGAATTTTAAGCAATACTTCGTGATCGACGCGATAAAAGAATTTGGATATATCAAGTTTCAAGTAATAATATTGTTTCTCTTTGCGGTCTGTCTGTCTTAACCAATATTGCAGGCGGGCGGCTGCTTTTTCTCTGCCCTTGTCTTTCCTGCAACCGTAACTATCCTCTATGTAAATCTTTTCGTATAGCGGGTTAAGTTTTCGATATACCGCCCATTGTAAGACGCGATCCCTATATTGTAGCGCCATTATTAAACGTTTCTTTGGAACTGTAATATAAATAAGCCTATACCCTCGTTGTTTGTATCGCTTTTTCTTTAGGTCGTTATATAGATCTATTAAATTCTCGTCCAAATCCATATTAAAACGCATTACCTCGTTTCTCTCGGTTTTGCATTTCTTAGCGTCTATATTTGCACCGTATAAGTTTTCGTAGTCTATAATGTCGTCGTATGTTATGTTAAATGTTTTCATAAAAATAGCGCCGCGCGTTACACTCCTCGACTTGCTACTAAATGTATTCGCGGCAATGTCTGTTTTGCCTTTCGGCAGGGGGAAAGCGCCCCTTATCTTCTCTCCGTACTGCGCGCCGGTATCTTGCCCCGGCGTGTTCTGACGTAATGAGAAAAGCGCAGAAAAAGCCCAAGTTGTCGTTGGCGTTGGATCGCGGGTTGTTCAAATTGCCGTTAGCCTCCCCGGCATTGCCCCCATTACCATAATTGCCGCCGCGGTTAAGCAACCTAACGACGCTAACCCCATTTCTTTTTTATTTTAATTTGTTAAGCCATGATCCTAAAATCTTCCCTATCTCTATAAGTTGCTCGCTCCATTGTAGTTGCTGCTTTGCTGAAATTAAAATAACTCTGTTGTCATATCCCGGATCGGACGCAATTAGTATTAGTTGCCGCAGGTTCTTTAACTCTGCGTCTGCCTCCTCTAATACTGCCTTTTTGTGTTCCTTTGCCATTGCTCGATTTATTAACCGCATTGCCTCAAACATTGACTTTTCAATTTGCGCCCCAATAGCGTTGCCAATTCTATATTTTCTCGGGAACTGTCCGTTATTCAAAACTCCATTTCCGTAACTTATCATTTCGCGTAACTTCTTATAGAGTAATAGATCTTCTTTCGGATCCGGCGGTTTTGCGTTTGCTCTAAAATTTCTTTGCATATTTTAACTCCAAATAGGCTGCGCCCTCCCGGGCGCGCCTGCAAGATAAAAGTTACTTAAGATCCTCCGGATCATAATAAGCGCAGAAAAAGCCCAAGTAGTCGTAGGCGTTGGATCGCGGGTAGTGCAAATTGCCGTAAGCCTCCCCGGCACCGCCCCCATTACCATAATTGCCGCCGCGGTTAAGCAACCTCTCGCCGTTGTTTCTGAACCAAAATAAGCCGTGTCCGGTTGTGCTTGTCGCCATTGGATAAATAGCAAGTGCCTTAAGAATATCCGGAACATTAACCCCGCTCTTTGCTTTAATGCTTGCAAAGTCGATCTGACCGTATGCGCTGTCGTTCTCCTGCTGATGTTCTACTGTCGTTGAAATATAGAAGTTTGGCGTAGCACCTGCGGGCGCTCCGGAATAATCAAATTTAAGTGTTCCTGCCGTTCCCGGTGCAACCAATGATCCGTCCGGTAAAATCGCTTTCCATGCCGCGCTATTCGCGCTCTGATCTGTTCCGGTAATGGCTGCGTTATTATCCGCGATAACCTGCAATTCGCCGTTGTAAAGCCTGCAACCTCCAAGCCATTTGCTTACGTTTCCTACAAAATCGTTAATTCCTCCGCCCTGCATATCTGTACTCCAAGACTTATCTCCGGTTCCGGTTAATGTTCTGTTTCCTCCCGCAGACATTACGCCGCGCTCGTATGCGTGTACGTGGCTCTTTCCATACGCCGTGTTGCCTCTCGGGTGCATATCTGCGGCGGTTAAGATATTGTGAACTAATCCCCACTCCGCAGCCGTCATAAGGTGGAAACCTGCACCGTTATTTTCGCAATATTGCTTTGCGGTATCAAAATTAACATTTACTGTCGGTTCTTGGTTCGGCAAACTATACGCCCTGCCGCCTTTTACTGACGCAATGTACGACGGCAGATAGATTTTTGGCACAATTTTATTGTTGATCTTAAATGCCGGGTGTGGTACGTGCTGCGATCCAATGTCTAAATCGTCCAAATATCTTAATGGGTACTCCTCGAATACAAGTGGCAATCCCTTGTCGTTCAAAATAACTTTCTGTTTAGCCTGCGCCTTAAGATCTTCGTAATTACTCATTGATATATACCTCCTCTATACTCCAAAGTGTTAACGTGCATTTTGAAATGTCAAACGGTCTTTCTTTTGGCACCGTTCCCATTTCTCCGGTTTCTTCGTTCTCCTGCTCTACGTAGTCGTATTCTTTCGGTGGGATCGTTACCTGCGCTACGTAATTCTTTCCTAATCCCATTACCAAATTACCGTCGTCGTCCGCGCAAATATCTTTTTCGATCTCTGTATCGCTCTGATATTTTGGCAGTCTGATAGCGATCTGATCGCCTAACCAAAGTGTTGTACCCTCCACCTCGTAGCCGATCTTTTCGCCTTTGTTCTTCTCAATTACCTTGATTGTCTTAGACATTATACATACCTCCTAATGCAAAATATTTAACTGTTACTCCCGCTGCCGGGCAGTCCTCAACCTCGATTTTGAAACCGTTTAACTGTCTGTCCTTAACCCTAATCGCTCTGCCCTGCACCGTATCGTCGCAGTATGGAATAACCATATAATCTAATGTGTTTCGCGCCGTTTTGAGTGCCACCGTTGCGCTTGCGGTGTTAAATGGGTATTTCTCTGTTGTTGTAATCTTAACGGATCCAACCTCTACGTATGTGTTGGCTAAGTCTCTATTTGCCTGCCTCATTTGCACCGCCAAAAGATCTGCCATTACGATAGCCTCGTTTACTCCATGTTCTAACGGATTAAACGTTGCGCCATTCAACGGCGTTCCGGGTTCAATAATGTTGCCCGGCATTGGAATTAGTGTTATAGTACCGTCGCCGTTCTGCTGCACTTGATAAGTGTTGCTTTTTGACGTTCTGCGGTCTTTGAACTCCAAAAAATCAAACATTCCATTTATCCTCCTAACCGTCTGTTTCTGTTACCGAAAAAATAAATTTAATTCCGATTGTTGTTGTTGCTAATGTGTCCTTTTTGGTGTTATACGATCTGCTTACTAACAGTTTGTCGTTGATATTGTAAAGTTTTGCATTTGTGATAATGCCGTTAATGCTATCTTCCGCGTATATATACACCGTAAAACCGTCTTTGTCGCCTACGATCTGCCCTATTGTCGCGTCGTAGGTCTTGCCCCCTATGGTATAGGTTGCTCGCTTAATGATCTGCCTTGCGTATGCTATCAACTCGTCTTTTAACACGTCTATACCTCCTCTCTTGCGTATTCTTCGCCGCTGCATTTAACCGGCGTCATGCTTGCGCTCTGCACTTGGTTTAGGTCAATTTGCACGCCCTCTACCGCAAAAGTCGGCTGCGTTGTGATCTCGTCAACTGCTGCGCCGCAAATCGTTGCTCCTGCCGAAATAGGCGGGTTTATATTACAAAAACCGCTTACGGTAATGTTGTAAGCGGTTTCGGTAATCCTCGTTATTTGGTTTTCGTTTCCGCAGGTTTCTTGGTCGCCTGCTGCCTTGTCGTACATTTCGTATATCTTACTGCTGATCTTAACGCCTACATGACATTTTCTTTGTAGCAAGAAATCGTAATATATATTAAGCGGTATCTTTTCGTCTAATATATCGTATATTGTTTGTAGGCTACTTGCGTCTGCGTTTAATACAATCTTTAATTCGTCGTTATCAAAATCCTTAATTAACTCCGTTGCCGCTGAATAATTCGATATGATACTCATTATAAGCGCCGTTGTTACTTTGCTTTTACTTGCCCTCGACAACACGTTTAATCGTCTATCCTCTAATGTGTCTGTTGTCTTTGGCGTTATGTTTAATTCTTCCTCGAAACGCTTAATTCCCTCCTCGTTTGCAAGCAATATAAACATATTTGCCAAAATTTGATCTACTTGTTGTGCCAATAAATCAAACTCCGGCTGCTCTGCGGCACATATTTCTTTCATTTCGCGGATTTTGCCAACAACCGGCGGTAAATACTCAATTAGCATTTGTTACCTCCCCTCTTGTCGGGATCTCATAGGCTCCAAGTGCTATATTGTCTGCTATTCCGTTTAATTTTAGTTCCTGCACGTCTACCACGCCCGGCACGCTTGCCATTGCCTCTGCAACTCTTAAGGCTCTCACGGTTAAGTTGCTTTCATTCTCCCATGTTTTGTTTAATTCCACGAAATATTTATCTATTTCCTGCGTGATCGCGGCTTTTACGTCGTCAAACTTAACGCCGGTCTGCATTGTTACTTTTGCGTTTATATTTATTGTTACCGCAGTTACCGGGTTTATATCTACAATGTGCCAAAATGGCGCCTCTCCGCAACCGTCGCCCTGCTGCCCGATCGGATCCATTGTTGTTTGTACCAAATTAACAACCTCTGCGCTCGGCACGCCCCACATTGACGACATGATATAAGCGTCTATTCGTTTTCGCGTCTTTGTCACTCTTACCAACTTAACTGCTGCTACTCCGGTAATGCTTGTAATTTTGCTTTTATACGACGCTCTGTTTCCGCTCATTACGTTCTCTGTTCTTTTCTCTGCTAAATATCTTTCCCGGTAAACCTCGGTGTCCTCGTCGTCTTTTGCCTCCTCGATCAATTCTACCAATTCACCCTCTATTGTCTCGCTTATAAATTCGATCGGTAATAACTCCTCCTCCGGTTTTGTGTTTCCCTCGGATCCTAATTGTTCGCAGGTCAAATAGTAATTAAGGGCGCTTACCTGCTGCGTACTGATAAATGTTAAATCTCCACACTCGAAACGCTCGCCAACCTCGAAATCCTCGTTAAATCTCGCAAGCCATACCGCAGCCGTCGCCGTTTTGATCGGTATATTATCCTGCGTTCCAAATATAATTAAATGTTCTCTATCGCAGGTTAGCGGGCTGCCGTTTTCGTCCGCAACTTCCAAGTTACTATATAACTCCTCTATTTCTGCTGCCGCCGGTGCTAACGCAAACGCCGTTAATGTTCCCTCGTCTTTGGATATGTCCGCACTTATTCTGTCTTTCATATCCTCTAACACGGTGTCGTAGTCTTTGTTATATTCCATTACGCTACCTCCGTTTCGTATGTCTCGCTTACTTCCTCGTCGTATATCGTCGTTACTGTTACCGTTGCGCTTAAACGTCCTAACCTATATGTCGCATTTGTAACCTCCACCTGCTCTATGTAGTCGTTTACTAATAAGCATTCCTTAATCATTCTGCTTATTTCGCTTTCCAAATGCTCTGCGCTATATCCTTTGCCGTATAGATCCTCTATCTCGCTGCCATATTGCCAACTGCATATAAAATATCTATACCGCGCCACTTGCAACGCTATATAGATCCATACTTTTATAGCCTCTATGCCCTCTACTACTATTCCGGTCAACTGCCCGGTTGCAAAATCAATTCCAAATTCGCGCGGTGTTGCTAAATCGTCTGCTAATTCTTCCGTTATTTCCTCGTCCTCGATATATGCCGGAAATAATCCCATTTATACCACCTCCACTAATTTTTCAATGATTACGTATTGCTCGTCGCTTAATCTATACACTAATACTAGGTCGCCTTTTTTAAGTTTCCCATGTATTTTTACTTTCGTGTTTGTTGACGTAACGCTTTTTACTTCGTGGTTGTGCTGCGCGTTCGTCGTAGTTGGTGCCGTTAATGTTCCTTTGTCCTCTATATCTACTTTTTTCTCATAATCCGTTAAATGTTCGGCTATCAATAGGTCGTCCGCGTCCAACTTAAGATCTCCGATCTTGCACGTTTTCGCACTTGTCATTTCTCCTAATTGCAAAGAGGCAGGATTATTTACCGCCCCTTGCTCTCTCATCATTTTTATAATTCGCTCGTAGCCGTTCATATCCTGCCTCCTTATTTCTTTACGTTCGGGCTATATACATAGCCGCTTTTTCCTCCACTTGTACCGTGATACCACGCCGTACCGCTTACATATTCGTATTTACCGTCGCATACGAATTTATCGCCTTTCTTAAGTGTCGCAACGCTTTTTGCGCTGCGTCCTGCTGCCGCTCGCATGATTGACTTTGTTGTTATTACCGTATATGTTCCGGATAGGCTCTTGTTACTTCCTTTTCCGGTTTTCTTTTTCTTCTCGCTGCCCTCCTCGTCTTTCTTATCCATTATATTTTTGAAAGATAATTCTAGGCTCATGGTGTGGCGCCCGCCCTCCCATGTATGGCTATCGTTTTGGATCCAAAATATGCCCTTAAGTCCGGTTGCTGCGTCTGTTACTTTAACTGCGTTTCCGGATATGCACTTTATATTTCCATCAATCGTGCTTACATTCACTTTCTTTTCTATGCCGTTAAGCATATTCTTAGCCGCCGTCTGTGCGTTGACGCCTTTTTCTTTTGTATATATGCTCTGATATATTCCATATCGTTTAATGTGTGCCGCATTCTTTACAACGCCTACTTGCTTGCCTTTGTCGTTGTATATCTTTACTTGGTCTACCATGTTTTCTATGGTTTCCTCGTATGACGCCTCCGACAAATTCTTGTACTCGTCCAACTCGTAATTGCTTACGGTTGTTCCTTTTACTTTCACACACAACTTTTTACCGCTCATGTACGCCATGTACTTTTTACCGGTTGATTTTGACGCCTTTGTGTAAGCCGTCATAATAATATCGTATAGGCTGCTATCGTCTATAATCAGTTTTTTTATAACCTTCTTTGTTGCCGCAATAGATCCGGTTGTAATTCCGTATTTTTTGCACAATTCTTTCGTGATAGCCTCCGCCGTCTTATTCTTAAATTTTTGTTTATGATTGATCCTTAATAAGTGATCCAATAGGTCGCGTGCTTTATATGATACTGTTCCTATCTCGTCTCGCTTTTCGCTCGTTTGTACTTCTCCATAAAATATAAGCGTGTCTCCCTCGTATAACTTAAGAATATCGCCCGGCGCAATATTTAACTTTAATTTGGTTATGTTGCTATCGTTTGGCGCGTTTAATACGGTTATTGTCGCCTCTCTTGCTGCCTGCTCTATGGATCCTCCCCATGTGGTAGATCCAACCACATTAGTTATATTTTTTTCAGATCCGTCTTTTTTCTTTGTCCAAATAATTTTCATACCGGTATTACAATCTTCTTTCCTACCGGCGGTTTCTTCTTATTTGTCATTTTGTTTTTCTTTTGGATCTTTTTAGCGTTCTTACTGCTGCCGGTGTATTTTTTGGCTAACTTCGCCCATGTATCGCCCTTTTTTACTGTTACTGTTTTTTGCTTTGGTTTTTTTGTCGGTCTGCCATTTCCTTTTGATGTTTTCGGTTCTCTATACCGTTTTGTCTCAATCGTGTAGTAAATGTCTCCGGTGTGGTCGTCGTCCTTAAATCCCCAAGTAAAACTCTCTATTGTTGCCTGCCGATTGATGTACGGCGTTATAAGCAATGTTACAACGCCGTTTTGTTTCATTTCCTCGATCATGTTTACGCAATCTATCGGGCTTGGATAACCTGCGTACTGATCGTAGTACATTGGATTCTCCGGAAAATGCGCGCTAATCGGTAATGTGTCTAACTTATCCAATCCTAAAAGGTTTGTTTCTCCGACTTTGTTAACGTTCTCCGTTCTGTTGTCCTGCCCTCCGGCATTTTCAAACCCCGCAGGCAATATGGGTAATCTCAATTCTTTCTTTCCTTGCTTAAACCATATTTCCATTTAGCACACCCCCATATTCAATGCAGTATTTTTAAGGTTTGTTGCAATCTTATCCGCGATCTCGTCTATGTCTGTCTTGTCTCTTACTATGATCTGATCCGCAAGTTTCGGAATGTTAATATTAACCTCTTTCTTTCCTCCGTCCTTGTCTTTTCCCGCCTCTACTTTTGCCAATCTTCTGTCAAGCGTCGCTAACTTCGCGTTTGACATGTTCTTGGCTATGCTTACGCTTTCGTCATGCGGATAAACCCTTGATCCTTTCGGCAGATCTACGATCTCTCCGCCTTTTTCGTTGATCTGCGCTAATCCTCCTAACCAATTTGGCGTACCTTTAGCCAATGCAGGAATTTTAGGTATAGAAAAACCAATGTGTTTTCCTCCTACAAGCGGTATTCCGTCCGGTATATCTACCGAAATACTGTTAATGCCCTCTATTGCGCTATTTATCAATCCGATAACTGCATTTATTGGAACCTTGCACAATCCGGCTAGTGCCTCGAAACAACCGCCGAATATATTTTTTACACCCTCCCAAGCCTTTTTCCAATTACCGGTAAATACTCCGCTGATAAAGTCTAGTATTCCATTGAATACTTTTGTAATTCCGCTTATTACCTGCTTAATACTTCCTGCTGCACTCTCGATCACATTTGCGGCAATTCTAAACGCCGTTGTAATTTCTGTTTTTACAACCGCCATTACCGCCTTTATGACAATTCCGATACCATTAAATACCGGTTTTAACTTGTTAACTATTTTGCTTACAATATTAAAAACGCTCGTAAATACAATGCTGAATGTTGACGCCATTTTTTGTACTACCGGGCTTACTGCCTTAACTGCAAATACAAGGACGGATCCTATTACTTTTGCAATTCTGTTTATATATGGCATAACCTTAGTTATTGTATTTCCAACGAACGTAAACGCTGCCGCAAACAATTTTCCGATAACCGGTATTGCCGCTTTTACCACATTTGCTATCGTTTTTACAGCCGGCGTTAATTTCTGTGCTACCGATACAAACGTTTTGGCAATTATCGGAATAATCGCCGATACCGTGTTAACCACCGTCTTAATTACCGGTGTTATCGCTGCTATAACGGTTTTTGCTACGTTAATCGCTTTTGGTATAATATCTTTGAATGTTTTAACTAGCGTCGTTATAATCGGCATTGCCGCGCTAATTGCGTTTGCTATTGTCTGCTTTATGCTTGGCATTACGCTTGTAAATGCGTCTTTAACTTTCATTACTGCCGGTTTTACTTTATCCCAATTCTTTATAATTAGGAACGCCGCAGCCGCTACGCCTGCCAATACTCCTATTACAATACCTGCCGGGCTTGTGATAAGTCCTAACACGCCCCCTGCTTTTGCTATTGCGCCGCTGATTTTTCCAAAAGTCAAAACCGCTTGTCCTATTCCCGACGTCAATTTTCCAAAAATCATTATCGCAGGACCAATCGCCGCTACTACCCCTGCTATTTTCATTATGGTATTAACTTGTGCGTCGGATAGTCCATTAAACCAATCCGTCGCCTTTTGTACCCAAGTCACGGCGCTTTTTATGTACGGCAATAACTTGTCTCCTATCGTTATTGCTGCTCCCTCTAGCGCTGACTTTAACAATGTCAACTGTCCGTTAAGGTTGTTTAACTGCGTTTGTGCCGCGTCATTTGCTGCGCCCCCGCTATTTTTAATACTGTCCGCAAGCGCGTTATAATCTTTCGTTGACGTGTTAATAATTGCAAGCATACCCGCCATGCTTTCTTTTCCAAATAACTGTTTTGCGTATGCTGCCTGCTGATCTTGTGACAATCCCTTAAATGATCCTTGCAGGTTCTTAATTACGTCTCCCCACGACTTCATAGATCCGTCTTGGTTTGTTATGCTTATTCCCAAGTCGTCCATAGCCGCTTTCATATTCTTTGTTGGCGCTGCCATGTTCGATATAGCGTTTTTAAGGGCGGTTCCTGCTTGGCTGCCCTTTATTCCCATATTTCCCATTACTGCTAATGACGTGGTTACTTCATCAATCGAATAACCCATAGTTCCGCAGATTGCGCCGCAATATTTATAACTTTCTCCCAATGTATCCACTGATACGTTGGCAGCTGTGCAAGCCTTTGTCATTACGTCCGCAAATTTAGCGCTATCTGACGCCTTATATCCAAACGCGCTAATCGCGTCTGTCATAATGTCTGACGTTCTCGCTAATTCTGTTCCGGACGCACTCGCAAGGTCTAATATTCCTTTTAATCCGTCTATGTTCTGTTGTGCCGTCCACCCTGCCATGCCGGTATATTGCATTGCCTCGGCGCATTCCTGCGCGCTCCATGCGGTAGACGCTCCAAGATCTTTTCCCAACTGTGTTAATTTCTTAAAATCGTCTCCGGTTGCTCCGGTAATCGCTTGTACGTTACTCATTGCGCTTTCGTAGTCGGCAGCCGTTTTAACTGCCGCTACGCCAACGCCCGCTATTGGCACGGTAACACTCTTTGTCATTTTGGATCCGGCATTGGCTATGGTATCTCCTGCGCTTTTAATAGACTTTCCGGCTGCTTTTGCCTCACTACTCATTTTCCGCATTGCTTTAAGTGTCTCTTTTGATGGCGCCGTAAATTTATCTATGAACTGTATGCAGGTGCTAATTACTCTACTCATGCTTATACCTCCTCTCCGGATCCAAATATTTGTTGCAACTCCTCGTTGCGATCTTCTATATATTGCTGCATATAGGCGTGTGCTATCCTCTTTGCCCCATATGGTAAATTGATATACTCGCCCACTTTCCAATGCAAAAACCGATAGTGCAGGTAATCAAACTGTACCTCGCTATCGGTTTCGATTAGTTTTTTAACTGTTCGTCTGTGTCGTCTCCAATATCAAACCCTGCTAACTTGTTGACCTCAACGGCGATTTTGTTAACTTCGCCCTTAAATAACTTAAGTGCCAACGCGTCCGGTGTAGCAACTCCAAAATGCTTAAGTAACTCTGTGTCCTTAACCGGCGGATCCACTACTGCTGCCGCCGCTAAGATTGCATTTGTTGCTAACGACTTCTTAATAATTGGGTTGCCCTCGTCGTCAAGTCCGGTAGCCGAAATGTCTAACACTTCCTGCGGGCTGATCGCTTTAATCGTGATCTTTGTAGTCTCTCCGAATAATTCCGTTAACATCTTGCTTGTGATCTGTGTTGTTCTCTCTTTGTCAAATTCGCCCTTGTCAATTTTTAATAATTTCTCTGCTAAATTCATTGTTAATCCTCCATTTTCAAATCAAAAGGGGCTGCGTCTGCAACCCCATACTTTTGTATCAAATTATAATTATGAACTTGTTTCGATCGGATCCCAGTCGTCAAAAGTGAACGCATAGGATCTCTCACCTAACTTACCCTGCTCGAAATCTGCAAGGATCATCTTGTCGAGTACACAGTTAAATAATGTTACTCTCTCTGCTCCTACTGCGTCCGGATCATCTACACCCATAATAATTGTGTGTGTCGGTGTCTTTCCCGCTTTAACCGCTGCCTGTTCTTTCTTCATTACACTATCGTTAACATGGTGTAACTTAAATTCTCCCTTTGGTTCTAACCCGGTAATTTTCTGTCCGTCCGCCATTTTCATGGTCTGCGATACGGCGGTTTTCTTATAGCCAACCTCTGCTTTTGCTGATGTCAACTCCGCCAAATACTCGCCGTCGTACCACACCTGCCCCCATGTACCGTTAATTACCTGCGTTGCCTTAAAATCTTTCATGTCGTTTTCTCCTTTCTTAGATTTCGATAGGCAAATCTACGTCCTCCATAGCGTCTAAAATTGTTACGTTTGCCTTAATAAACACGCGTGATCCGGTATCTAATTTAGCGATTGCCGTATCGTCCATTGCTGCTAATTCTTCCTCCGTGTATTTGCCTTTGCCGATCAAATATACTTTGATTGCCTCAATGTCGAAATCTACGCTAAAATCATTTGATACGATACCGTCAATACTCAACTGCTTGAAATACATTTTGATTGCTGCAATAAGTACGCACTTGTTGTCGTAACTGTTTGCGTATTTGCCTAAATAGTTATCTTGGATCGCCGTTGTTAAGTCGTCCGCGATAAGATCCATGCAATCTACAATCTTGCATTTCTTGTAACTATCTCCTTTGCCCTGCACGGTTGTAGTAAATGAATTAACCGCCCTTGACGTTTTAACCTTTTCTCCGTCGTAAAATACGACAAATTCGCCCTTTCCTACTGCCGCGTCTATGTCCTCCACTCTTTCGCAGTCCTCTAATTCTCCAAGTGGTGCGTATGTTGCCGAAATTGTTAACGGTGTGCCGCAAAGCAAGCCTGCGATACGTCCGCAATACTGTTCTGCGGTATAATCTGTTGTCACTCTGCTTGTGGTTCCGTCTTGGTTGGTAATTGTCTCTACGTACACGTTCTTATTGATCGTGTAGTTAATAACACCCTCTGTATCTGCTGCAACATTTGGCAGTACCGCTTTAATTCTCTTTTTTGCAGTTCGCATAGACTTAACCCATGTTACGATTTCCTGCGTCTTTCCGTCCGTTGATACGGTCGGAATTGCTAAGTAATCGAATTTAATATCTTTCCACGCTTTCTGTGCTGCCGTATATGCGTTTCCTACTGCTTCGCTTTCTGCGCTCTTGTCAATCCCCATGCCATATACTAATACCTTAATTGGCGCGGTCTGATAACCGATTAACGCTAATTTAATCTGCGCTTTCGTTGTGTCGTCTAATGTGCTTGGAATGTCTCCGGTAGACGTTACTGTTACCGGGTTTTTAAGTGGCGCAATGATCTTGTCTTTTACTGCCAAAAGAACAATCCCGCGCGATCCTCTCGTAATTGCGCTCGCGCCTTTTTCTTTGAATGAAATGTTAATTTCCGGTGCCTTTAACTCACTCATTTTTTGCCTCCTCGTTTTTCTTAATTTCTAACTCATATTCTGTTGCCATTTCCGCCGTTTCCTCCGGCGTTGTATTCTCGTAAAAGTCAAAATCTACGGATATTTGCAAAATATCTTCCTTTTGCCCTACGTAATCGTGTGTAATCTCTCCTACTGTCAAATACCTATCCGCTACCTTTATGCACATTCCGAACGCGTCGCGCACCTTGTCTAATAGCCTCATTTGCTCTGTTTCGTCCGGTTCTGATTGAAAATACGTTATTTTTATTGTGAAACCGGTTTTCGCAAACCCTTTAGTTTCTCTCTTAAATGGTTTGTTGATTTTTTCCACAAATAAAGAGGGCGTTTTATAGCCCTCTGTAACGTCTTTTCCGTATATTGTTAAACCGGTAGCCCCTTGTAGCAGGTCGTTAATTGCTGCTTTTGTGTCAACATTTGATAGCATTACAAATCATGCCTCCTTAATGTCTCGTCGCATAACTTTTCAAATTCTCCCGGTACAACGTCTTGGTATTCGTTTCGTGTCTGTTCCATCATGTGTTTTCCCGGCACCCAACCAACCGTTTTGCCTCCGCGTACTAGGTTGTGTCCGTTTTCCACTAAATGAAAATGCCGGGCGGAATTAAAAACAAGTGCTATCGACGTATCGCCCTCTATTTTGGTTCTTACTCCAAATTTCCTGCGTAATTTTTTCGACGCGTCCTTGCTTGTTGTTCCGTCCGGCGTTCTTGCTTTGCAACTGTTCTTAAATTCATTTGCTATTTTTCTTAAGCCTTTTCGCATTTCTGTTGGGTATTCTTCCATAGCAAATCTTAAGTCGCTTTCCAACTCCTCCAATCCGTCTAATTCAAATTCAAAATTAGCCACTTTCTACCACGCTCCTTGCCTCGTCTATCTTCTCCGTGCATGATATTTCCAACATCTCGTTGTTTTCTCTTATATTTCTTATTGATCGGATATTAAATAGTCGATTTCGGAACTTAATAAACATATCCGGCGTTATACCCTCCATGTAGCGGGTTGTTATGACGTAGGTTAACTCCGGGTGTTCCTTTTCTGCCTCGATATACTCTCGCCCGCTCTTTGGCTCTACGCTCGCCCAAACCGTCCGTATTGTCTTTAATACCTGCTTTGTTTGGTGCAATTCGTTTTTTTCTTCCTCGAACTTGCAAAAGGTAACCCGCTTATTAGTTCTTCCTATATCCATTTCCTCGCCTCACTTTAACTGCAACTGTAGTAAAAGCGATCTTGTAGAAAATGTAAACTCGTCGGGTACCGATCCGCCCGCTGCGCTCGCCTTGTTTTGGCTCGTTGCCGCCCTATTTTCGTACCAATATGCAATTAGTAAATTAAGATATACTTTTTCCAAACTATAATCTATGTCTTTACCGTCGTTGTCTTTTTCCGGGTACTCTTTTCCGGTGGCGTTCTCTAAATACCGTTGCGCGGCAGTTATTAGATTTCTAATAAGCGCGTCGTCGTCGTCAAGATCTACTCTTAAGTGGTTCTTAACTTCGTCAAGTGTTAAAATCATTCTCTCTACCTCGCTTTACTGCATAATAAAAAGTGCCCCACCGGGGCACTTTCTTAACCTGCCTGCTGCGTTAAAAATTCTGCGATAATATCCGCCTTACTGTCGCTTTCAGTCTTAGTCATTGAATATGACTTGGACTTTGCCAACGCTAAGATCTCTGCTTTTGTGAGTTTTTCTAACTCTTTCTCGTTGTATTTGCCGTCGCCGTTAATGTCGTCCGGTACGCCGTCGCCGTTAATGTCTGTTCCGGTTGTGGACACTTCCGCCAATCCCATTACTACTGCGTCCGCGTCTACTGTCTGAATGTCTAAACGCTCTCTAACCTTAATGCCGGTCTGATCTCTTTCCCACATTCCCGCTGCAAGGTTGGAAATATCAATAGTCAATGTCTCGCGATCAAAAATTGTGATTGCCTCTTTCAGATCTCCGCAGATAATCGGTGCTTTTCCGTCAACATTCTTTAACGTCTTATTTGATAATACCTTTACCGGATATACGCCAAAAAGCAGGCGTCTTGTTGGCTGCGTTGGATCTTTCTGCAAGATATAATTTCCTTTCTCATCTTTCAACTTATCTAAGAAGTTAAAGCCGCTCTGATTGGTTACTACTACTGCTCCTAACGCAATCGCAGGATCCAACATCACGTTAAAAATGTCCTTAAGGCTATCTAACCCAGTTACTGTAACCTCTAATCCTTTGCAGATCTCTTTGATCTTTGCAATAATCATAAAGTTACGTGTTGCCTTTGCTTTCTTTGCGATCCACTTCTTAAGGTAATTCATAATGTTTTCCGCGGTGTCGCTTAATAACTCCTGCGTAACCTTAAGAATGCCGCCTTTCTTCTTAATCTTGTAATCCACATTCTCGAACTGTGGCGTTGATACGTCCGGGAACTCTGCCGCCTCGTCTACGTTGTCAAACGGTGTCTGATCCGCTTCTCGCTCAATAACGCGTGATCCCGAATTTGTAGTAACATGTTCTACGTTAACTAACGTCTCTAAGGCGTCCTCGCTACGTCGCAACTCCTTAATCTTTGTCTTAATATCCTTTGGAACGGTTAAGCCTCCGTCCTCGTCGCTGCCCTCTGACATTGCATTAAGGATTTCTCTATCCTCCGGCGATACTTCGGTTTTCTTCCATGCTGCCTTAATTGCGTTAGTAAACGCTTTGATCTGCTTAGAAAGTCCGTTCTTTTCGCCTGCTGCCGTCTGCGCGTTGCCGTTTTCCGCCTGCTGCTGCGCCTGCTGCGTGTCGCCGTCGTCAAGATCTGCAAGTACATTAAATGCCTCCTGCATATCTTTTAACTCCTCTTTCGCGCTCTTAGCGTCCTCGATCTTTCCGTCTGCTACAAGCGCCTTGATCTCCGCTTTCTTTGCGTTGATCTTGTTAAGTAATTCTCGCATTTCCTTACTCATGTTTTCGTTTCCTCCTTGTGAAAAGATTGTATTTTATTAAGACTTAGATATAGTCCAAATCTTCCAAAATCTCCGCTTTCTGCCGTTCCAAATCATCTGTCGGATCTGTTTCCGGTTCCTGCGGTTTTGCCGCGGTAAAATTGTCCTTGATCGCGTCAATTACTGCCGCTGCAATGCTATCTAATGTTAATTTGCCGTCCGGTTCCTGCGGTTTTGCTAAATCCTCCGGCGTTTTCTTATAACCGCCGTAAAAATCACTTGCCGCCGCTACCGCTTGGCTGCTCTCTGATACCTCAATATCGAAATACTCTTGCCATTCTTCGCCATTCTTCCATGTCTCGGCGTTAATAAGGTCGTTTATTTCTTCCTCTGTAACGCCCTCTTTGGTATGCTGCATATAGGTATTTAAGATAACCTTTTGGCAACCGTCCAATACGTCCGCCTCTTTTCGCATATCGTCGGCGTTTCCCCAAGTCATGCTACTAGGTTTGTGTATCATCATTTGCGCGTTAGCCGGGATTATAATTTTGTCGCCCGCCATTGCAATGACTGACGCGATACTAGCCGCCAATCCCTCTACGTAAACTGTTATTTCGGCGTCGAAACGCTTAAGCATATTGTAAATGGCAATGCCTCCAAACACCGAACCACCGCCACTATTGATATGCACGTTAATTTTCGATACATTCTCTAATTGGTCTAAGAAATCCTTAACGTCTGACGGTGCCTTGTCCTCCGGGTAATACTTTTGCCACTCTCCTAAACTTTCGCTATTTATGTCGCCAAAAAAGCAAAGATCCGCGCTATCTTCCGTTTGGTTCTTGATCTCAATAGATCCAACCTCGCGCAATTTGTTGTTGCGGTCGCGCTTTGTCAACTTTAATAATGCCATTTAGTTTGCCCCTCCTTTCCTGCCGTAGTTTTCGCCTAATTGTGTCAACTTGATATAATTTCCGTTGCACATTAGATCGTCTCCGCCCTCTTTGTCCGGTGCGTCTAGCAATGCTCGCGCCTCGTTTGGCGTTCTTATGCCATTCTGCACATATTTGCTTAAGATCTCTGCTTGGCTCTTTGTGTCTGTTCTCAAAATCACGTTTTCGTTAAATTTGAAATACAAGCCCTGCTCGATCTCTGACGGATCCAACAACTTATAGTTAATTTCTTCCTCGTATTGTTTCAAAATATATAATTCTGTATCAACATAGAAAGAAAGTTGTTGCATTTCTGAATTGCTATAACTGCTTTTCTCGTAGTCGTTAATTTGGTTCGGCTTAATTCCGAACGCTCCGGCTATTTGCAACGCGGTATATTTCGACAACTCGTAATACTGGCTATCCGTTAGGCTTATGCTTAACGGCTCTATCTTCATGCCTATTGGAACCGGTATAAATTTTCCTGCGTTATTAACCCCGGTCGCGTACTTCTCAAACTTTGCGATCAATGCTTTTTCTTTCTTCGGCTCCAAATCGCCGGTATATTGTAATGCCGCGCGCGCCGTTAATCCGCCCTCATACAATTTATTTTTGAAACTCTGCGACGCTAACGCTCCGTCTATTGTTGCCTTAAGAATGCTGCGGACGCTTTCGCCGGTTATGCCGTCGAATGTTGTTGACGTCTTAAAGTGCATTACCTCGTTTTCTGAAAAAAAGTAACTTTCGCCGCTGTACTTGTCTGTGTACCAATAGTAAAGTTTTCCTTTTCCTCCAAAAATTCCTTTATCGTCCACTATTACCGTTACGTCATTTGACGGCATAACCCATAGATTTTTAACCGTATAGTCGCCGCCAAATTTCATTTTATTAAATTCTGCTTGGATCCACACATAGGCATTTCCAAAATGGTTTCTGTTGTTCTCTACTGCCGTCCAAAACGTCGTAGGTGTCATTTGCGGGTTTGGTCTGTATTTTAGCAAGTGATATACATTATTTGGTTCTGCCTCTTTCCTGCCTTTTGCATAGAATTTAATAGGCATTTTCCCTACTGTTTCTGCTAACATTTTTAAGCACGTAAAATAGGTTATTTCAGATATTGGACGATTAAACGGCGCCGTAACACCCAACCATTCCAATAACTTCTCGTCGTTTAGTGCTAACGTCGTTCTGTTTTCCGGTTCTTTTCTCATTCTTGAACCGATTGCGTCAAATAAATTCATGTTTACACCTGCCTTTTATTCGTCCATTCCCAAAAACGCGTCTACCGCGTCGTTAATATCTACTGTTTCTAAGTCCGCGCCCATTGCTATTTTGTGTGCGCAAATCGCGGCGTCGCATGGATCAATACGGTTTTTCTGTAACATCTTGTCTATTTTTATCTCTCCGAAACTGTTCGGTTCCGATATAATAGCGTCATTCATTGATCTTGTTAATAATACGTTGCCTTTGTTGTATTCCATGTTGTGCGCCTTAACTTCCAACTGAAAATCTACCGTTGCGTCGTTAAGACTTCTTGCGCTCTGCTTAATTTCTATCAGATCGCAACCGAAATCTTCTAAATCCAACAAAAAAGCACTTGCGTTGTGCGGATCGTAGCCGATTGCCATAACGTCTAATTGGTATTTATCCACAATATCGTGCAAACTGCTTAAAATAGCCTTGTAGTCTGTCTTAATACCTCCTGCTGCCGTCGTTACCGTCAGTAATCCTTGTTTCTGCCAAATTACATACGGTGCGTTGTCCTCTAAATCCATATGCTCTTGCAGTCTGTGACGTGGCATAAAAGATTGACTGTGCAAAAAATACCTGCGGTCGCCGGTTTCTTCGTCCTCATACGGAAATTCCAAGCAATAACTTGTTAAGTCGCCGCCGCTCGATAGATCTAATCCGACTATTACTTGTTTTCCTATAAAGTCTCTTAAATCTCTTTCGCTGCCGCATTTTTCCCATTCCGCAAGGTCTAAGAACGCCGTTTCCGCGTTTGTTACCCATATATTTAGGGCTTTTGTCAGAAAATCGCGCAACTCTGCGCCACCCATACTCTGTGCTTTGTGGGCGTCCTCCTGCATGGCTGCTACCAATTCCGGATCTTTACCGGTTAGCGGGCAACATTTGATCCAATTTGCAGGATCCCAAATGTCGTCTTTCTCGTCCATTTGGGCTATATAAATAAACTGCCGCTCGTTTACGTCAATTCCACGTAATACACGGCGGCAGTATTTATACAAATCGTAGCACGGCGCATTAAGGTTAAAACCTGCGGTCGTGATAACTGATATTAACGATTGTTTTAATTTTCTCGTACCACCTTTAAGCAACTTATACATTTGGTTATCTTTGTGTGCGTGGTACTCGTCTACTATTCCAAGATACGGTCTAAAACCGTCTATTGTGTGGGTATCTCTACCCAATGCCCTAATTACCGTACTTGTAATTTTCCCGGTAATTTCGCTCTTATAGTCTTTTATATCAAATAATTCCTTTAGGTCATTATCTGCATTGATAAATTTAATAATTTCCTTTAGGACTATTCGCGCTTGGTCTGCTTTTGTTGCCGTACAATATATCTGACCGTAATTGTAATTATCAAAATTGCAACATTTTATGCCTAAGATCGCATTTAGTACGCTCTTTCCTTGTTGTCTTGCTACTTGTACGTAACTATCGGTAAATCTTCTCTTTCCGGTTTCTTTGTGTACCCAACCAAAAAGCGATCCCAATATAAACTCTTGAAATCCGGCGCAGGTAAATTGTTCGTCACCCTCGCCCTCTGCTATTGTTAATTTGTTTGCTAACTCTATAATGTCCTCTGCTTTTGCCTCGTCAAATCTATAAGGAAAAGTCGGATCGTTTTTTTCTGATCGCGCGAGATCGTCAATATGACGTTTGAACGCTAACCGTGCGTCCTCGCCGAAATCTTTTTTATTTTTTACGTTTGCTTTCGCAAATTTTGTAACGCGATCCATAGGCTATTGCGCGTGTTTCATAAATTTATTTTCCGGCGGTGTCTCCTCTACTTTTGGCATTGCCAATTTGCAGCGGCTCGAAATCGTTAATCCTAACTCTCTCGCGCATTCGTTACATTGTTTCGCTGCCTTTAATTGTAATTTTTGCAAATAACCGTATTTTGCCAACTGCTCGTCTAACTGCGTCGCCTCTGCCACCTCGCTTTTTTTGTCCGGTACAAATTTGATCTTGTTTAATTGCTTTGTCAGTTTTTCGTACTCGCTATTTGCTCGCACATAGCGCGCCAAAACGTCGCAATCTAGGTTTGTCATAATCCCAATATCTATTAACTGCTGCGCGATCTCGTTAAATTTCTCTTTTTCTTTCTTTGTCAGATAGGCAGGCGGCGTTACATTGTCGCACGGCGCCGTGACTTCCGTTTTCTTTCGTTTCTCGTATTCTGCTTTTGTTAAATGCTTTTTGCCTTTCGCCGCTATAAGGTCGATAGGCTCTCTTGGTCGTGCCATTGTCGCTACCTCCTCTCCAAAAAATTTTCATTTAGGGAGTTTTTGCGGGAATTTAGGGGGGCTGCGGTCTTGGGCTGAACGCTCAAAACTTTTTCGATACCCCCTTACACTCCACACTCTCTGTGCTCCTTTATGATCTTTCGTAATCGGTCTTGCATTTGCCTTTTCGTTTCCTCGTTCGCGTATGCTTGCTTGATCGTGCTTTCGTGCGTCTCCTCGCTCACACTTATAAGGTTGTTTAGATCTAATCCTTTGCTTGGATCTTCTCTATACTCTATTATGTGATGTACTAATGTTGCTCTTACTATGCGCCGCTCTGTTGCGTACAAATAAAGATCTATGCAGTTATCTAGCGTCAATACCTTTTGTCTTGTTAACTGCCACGCTTTCGAGTTGTAGAACGCTTTCGCCTTTTGATCTCTGTATTTGGCGTCGTATTCCTTATCCCGCTGTGCTTTTGTAACTGTGTGTTTGGCGCAATAGGTCTTGGTTATGTCTATAACCTTATTGCAGCCCGGGTGGGCGCAAAACTTACGTAGGGGCATTGTCAAAACCTCCTAACACAAAATGCGCCGGGATATACTAATATACCTCGGCGCATTTGCATTTTCTTAATATTTCATTGTAACCATTTTAACGTAGTTAAACGGAAATGTCTAGGGCGTTAAATCGGGCGCGTTGTCAAGTCCTGCTGCCGCAGTATATCTTTCTCATTGCCTCGCCAATCGCCTCTGCTGCCTCTTGCGCCGTTACTCCTCTCATAACTTGCGTATGCGTGAAATCTTCCCCTGCTGCTATGTCAACGCCTATTATATATGCCTCCGCCTCTAACCTTTTATTGCTGCAATATTCTTTGTTGTGGCATTCCCTACACCTCTTAGCCATTCTGCTATAACTTCCGGTATTGCAGCCGTTAATATTTGTTTCGCTTATTCTTCCGTTATCTTCTCTTTCTAATGCTTTATCTTTAACCAATCTAGCGCGCCTCCTAATCCTAGCCCGCCGTCGTTATACGATTTCATTACATAATCGTATATTTGCGGGTGTATTTCTTTTAACCTCTCGTATTTGTTTACTTTCTCCAAGTGGCAGCCTACCGGACAAAACATGCAACCGGTTCTTTGCTCTCCTGTTGTTGTTAACTGTCTCTCGGACGTCATTAAACACATTTGCCCTTTTATCTGTCCGGGTTCTTCTTTTTCTGTAATCTGTCCGTAAACGCTCGGCAATGATATGTTATTGATCCGGCAATATTGTAATACGTCCTGCTCCGTCCAAAACCCCATTGGCTTACTATTTGGTCTATCTATCTCAAAAGCATTGCAGCCAGTTCTTAAATACGCCTGCTTTCTTCTGTCGCTTTCTTCTGCCATTAGTGCCATTATCGGTTTTTGCCCGGTTCGTTTTTCATATTTCAATATAGGATCCTCTTTCATTACTTTGCAGCACTTAGCGCTTATCATAAATGGTGCCTCTAAAAGATATTCCCATTTTTTATACCTTTGTTTGAACTCGCTTTCTGATCCGTCTTTGTTTTTTCCTTTCAATTTATTTATAGCCCAACTGCTGCCGCGCCGTGCGTAATATATGCACTCCGCTACATCTTTGCTCGGAAAGTTCCAACCGTACTTTTTAATAATTTCTCTCATGCTTATTTCCGGCTTTAGGATCACGACGTTTTTATATTTTTTTACGTGTTCTCTCACTTCCGGATATTCTAGCCATGTGTCGCAAAACACCGCCGCTATGTCCGGGTATATCTTTCTTGCTATATCCAATAATACTGTACTGTCTTTTCCTCCGGAAAATGATATATAAACCTCTCCGTCGAAATATTCGTAAAAATCAATAATTCTTTGTCTTGTTAACTGTATTTTTGCCTCTAGCGGCAACGATTGACGTTGTTTTAATTGCCAATCTTTGAGTTTTTCCATAGCACCACGTTACAAAACTCGTAACATGGATAGCCCCGCACGGCTCCCAATGCCGGCTTTTTATGCCAACGCAAATTAGCGGGGCTTTTATTCTCGCCTTTCTTCACCTTTAGGCGGTCAACCCGGTTTACCGGGCTTTGCTATTACTCCTTTCTTTTGCCTGCTTTATTAGTTACTTTGTTCATTCCTCCAACCTCCTATATCGCGTCGGATCCAAATAACAATACTGCCATTTCTCTAATAAGTGTATTCTTATAATTCCTTACTGTCTTTTCGTTAAGGTTGTCCGGGTAACCGTCTGTATTCGCTAAAATATCCGTGATTTCCTCCCATGTGTAGACTTCCTCGTTTACTCTCTTTCCGTCTGTCTGCTTTTTCCTTTGCAGGTAGCGGATCTCGATAGCCTCATAGCCTTTTCGGTTCTTAATCTTATTAAGTGCTTTTTCTATCCTCTCTATGTCGCTCTTGGATCTCTCGTATGACGCTTGGCGATCCGCTAAGATCATGTCGTCGTCTTTCGGTGTCGATCCATTCTTAACATATGATGTTATCGACTTGCTTTTTCCGTGAAAAGCCATATCTAAATATTCCTGCTCGTCTGCTACGTGTTCCTTAAGTGTTCGATAGCAATATAAGATCTTTTCCGTGTTCTTAAACGCCTCGTCTTTCATGGCTTTTTGTCTGTCGATCCATGAAATACTATTCATTTTCTTAAACACTTCATCTATTGTCGTTAATATCGTTTCCTTTGTTTCCTTTGTTACACTCATTTTATGCCTCCTTACAAATCGTACAATATCGTTTCCATTGCCTCTATTGCCGTTGTGTATATTTCCGCCTGCTCTTTGCTATTTTGTTTAACCTTTGGGGTCTCTTTGGGATCTGTTGCTTTTCCGTCGCAATAATCCCTCATTGCCTTTAACCTTTCTATTGATTTTAATAGTTTCTCTCTTGTGAAAAAATGCCCTCTTGCGACTTTTGTTCTAAACACGCTATGCCTCCTCTACTTCTCCGAATATCTCTTCGTATCTATCCGGGTAATTCTTGCCTATGTAATCTCGCGTCTGCCTTTGGTCGGCTATTGTCAATTCCTCTAGGTTATTGTTTCTTAAAAATAGCCAACCTCCCGGGCTTAAGAATATTGTTTGTACCGCATATCCAAACGCGTTAATTACGTCGCATACCTCCGTTGCCTTTTCCGTGTCGAATAGCAGGCGTTTATTTTCCCTGCTACCGTCCGGATTTTTTACTTCTACGCTTAATATCGCCTGCAATGTGTTTTACCTCCTCCAATGTATCTTGTATTTCTAACACTTGTCTATTCATTGCAAAATATCGCAATTTCTGACCTTTTAGCAGGTGTTCCGCCTCTTTTGTCTGTTGTTTAATCATCACAAGCGCACCTGCGTATAATCTTTCGATCCTTGCTACTGTTTTCTCTCTTTCTTCTAAGTCCTTTACATATTTTCTGTATGTCACAACTTGTATTACTGCGTCTATTGTCGCAACAATCAGTATCGCTATTGCTATGTGCATTTTCTTCCCTCCATTTCTTTTGCTGCCTTGTGTGTTATTGCTAGTTTTTCTGCAAGATCCTTGGTTTCCGCTAGATAGCGTTCTATTTCTCTTTCGTCTATCTGTCCTGCTGCCCTTTTATACTCTTTCCCCATTTCGTCTAGCAATTCCGGCAATCTCCGCAGTTTTCTTTTAAGTGCTTTCTTTTTCTGTCTCTTTTTCATAATAGCCCTGCTTTCTCTCTTGCCTCTTTAACAATTTCTGCTCCGGATTGCACGTTATAGTCTGCTCTTGCTTTACTTCTTTCGCACTCTATATCGTGTATTGCCTGCTCTGCTGATCTGTTCGCCTCCTTAATGCTTTTCTTTAATCGCTCCCGCTCTTTTTGTTTCCTCTGTGCTATTATCTTTTGCCCTCTGCGGTCTTTTTTCATTGCGTAATAGCAATGTAGCGTCGCTCTGACGTCCTCCAATGCGTCATGCGCCTTATAATCGGTATATCCGTAATACTTGGCGCAGTATGTTAATGGTTTCCACTTGTAACTATTGTGCTTTTCGTTATATTCTCCTGCGATATAGGCAAATTCCAACATAACGTCATAGATCTTTGCTTTTACTGCCGTGTCTATTCCTTTTGCTGCCAAAAACGGCAGATCAAAGCCTTTGTGATTATATCCAATGATAAGTCCGGCTTTTCTTAATATCTTGTCGATCCTCCGTTTCTCCGTTAGGATCCCCGGCGCAAATTTTACGCAATCCCAAGATATTTTATTGATTGCCTCCGCCTCTTTCCATTCTGTCGTATAATCCGGTTTTATGTATGAGTTATAAAGTGTTTTGCCTCTGCCGTTAATAATTGATACCTGCAAGATCTCGTCGTTGTTCCGATCTAAACCGGTCGTCTCAATGTCAATGCAGATTATTTTACTTTTTCTCATTTTCTCGCCTCCTATCTCGCGCAGCCGATCTAAACATCATTAGTAACATTTCCCCTGCTGCTCTGTCTCTATCTCTCCTTTTCGCCGTCTTTGCCGTCTCTAGCTCTAATCCGCACGGTATATATACGCCCACGTAGTGCGGTATTTCTTTTTGCACTTCGTCAAAAACTTCTCTTGGCATTACGTAGTAATTGAAATCTCCTATAAAATTATGTCCGTTTTTCGATCTAAAATCTTCTACTGATGATTTTATTTCGTAGCAATAGAAGTCTCCTTTTTCAATTCCGGATATTGTATTGTTCTTTGGCTTGTATCTCATGTAATCAACGCGTCCCGCGTGCGTTGTTCCATAGTCAAATGTTACTTCTCTCGCCCAATATACGCGCGTATCATACGCCTTTATATGTCGCTCTAGGTGTTCTGATAGCATTTTTGTTGTTTCCGGTCTATTCATTATTCCCGCTGCCTCCCTCTCCATGCGTGCTTATGTATGCTATCGTCACGCATATAATTGTTGTTATTGCTGCTGCCGTTATATTCATTTCAAATCTCCTTATATCCTTTTATCTTCATAACTCTATTGCACCGTTCTTTCTCGTTGCAATTTAAGCATTTCACGTATCTTTCTCTTTCGTATCTTTCCTCACACGCCACGCCCTCTAATCTCCCTACTTTTTTACCGTCTATATACACTTCTCCGGCAAATGTTTTTGTTATCTCTTTTTGCAAATATTACGCCTCCTCATAAAGATTGTATATGCGTTGCATGATCGCTTTTAACTTAACCTCTCCAATACCTTTTAATCCCTGCAATGCCTTTTCTATATCTCCCGGCTTAACTGCTGCCGCCTTGCTTTTCTTCGCCGCCTTAATTCCGTCGTTAAATCCGTCCTGCCATACCCTCGTATAAAATTCGCTCATTTGTACGTGATCCATTTTCTTAATGTTCTTGTACTGCTCTCTGTTAATTAAATTCCTTGCCATGTGTCGCCCTCCTATGGTAATACACTCTCTAGCATATCCGCTTTTATCAGATCGTAGATAATATCTAAATATGTTCTTCTGTCCTTGTACCTGCAATTAGCGTTTTTATGTATTCGCGTGTCGTCGTCTTTCCATTCGTTCACGTCGAATATTACCGGGCTTACAAACAACATTTTGCAGCCCCTAGAAACGCATAAGTAATAGCAATTACTTTCTTTTTGTGTTCCCTTGCAACGCTTAAAGCCGTATTTTTCAAATTCTTTTACGTCTACCTTTGGTTTTAGCAATGTTCCGCCCCCTCTGTTAATCCCATTTGCTTTACTTCGCGTTTTTCTTTCTCGATCCCGCCTATTGGTATCAGATAATCACAAAAAGCACATATTGTTTTAATTCCCAACTCGCATTTTCCGTCTTTTTCGTGTTCGCACTTAATCATTCCTGCGCTCCTCTCTGATCCACCAACATAAAATCCAATCTGCTACAAATATTACAAGTCCGCTCGCTGCAATCTTAAGCCCGATTACGCCAAACCATATAGCAAGTAAAATTCCTACCGCTATTGCCATGATCGCTACAAGTGCCACCGCGTTAATGATCTTATCTGTCATTGTCAAACCTCCATATATTCTTATTGCATTTCTTGGCTAACTCCAACTCTGCCGCCATTCCCTCGCTTACTCCGTATCTCTCTCCCACAAATACTACCTCGCATATATTCAACAACTGCTGCCCGATCTCTAATCCTTGTTTTCTTTCCTCCGGGATCTTGTCGTTAAGCACCTGCGTTAAATATAGGTGCGGGGTTATTGGTGTGTACCCCGCGTTAATTGCCCTTTCTGTAATCTCTCTCGCGTATCTTCTGTTTCGGATCCGCTTAAATATGTTTCCTCTGTACGGACTGCACACATAGCAATACGCCTTTGTGTTAATTCCTATCATTTATTCGCCCTCTCTTTCATTCTTAAGGCTATATCCTGCAATGCGCTTAAGTCCTCCTCTGTCGCCCATATTGCCGCCGCTGCGATCTCTCGCGCAGTCTCCTTAATCCAATATGGTACGTCTATCTCCTCTGTTTGAACCTCTATAACCTTTGTCAATATAAGCGCGTCTACGATTTCTGCAAATTCCTTAAAGCAGATCTCGCCAACTGCTGCCGCCTCTGTTCTCTTAATGGTTACTTTGTCTGTGATCTCTACTTGGCACGGCTCCCCGGTTCTTGCCGTATATGCCGTCATTATTCCTTGATAATCTCTTATCAAATCCGGTTTAGCCTTGCTTGGATCTACCCAACCGCTCCAAAAGTCATTGTCGAATAGGTCGGAATTTGTAATAGCGTCTATGTAATAATTTATATTCATTCCGTTATATTCTTTGTTTGGGTTGATCTGACCGGATATAATAAGGCTCTTTCTGTCTGTTGTGTCCTGCTGCCGCTTAATTGTTACCTCTGTTTCCGGTTCTTCCTGCTCTGTTTCCGTTTTCTTTTCCGGTTCTTCTGTTTTCATGTGATCCGGCATAGCCTCCGGATAATCCGAAATATCATATTGCCCCGGTAACTGCGGCTCCGGCTCTTTAATCTGTGCCGCCTCTTTCGCTATGATCGCTCCGTTTTCTTCGTATTGTGTTAACATTTGTTGTTGCTGCTCCGGCGTTGCCCCGGCTATCTCGTTTGCTGCAAGGGTTGAGATCTTACCCGCTTTGTATTCCTCCATAAACTCCGGTATGATGTTTCGGCGGATATTGTCTAGCTTTCCTATTGTCGTCTTTGATGTATTAAGCAATCCTGCGATAATGTCGCGCTTTCTTCCTTTTACCTCGTTGTGTTTGGCGTATTCCTCTAATAACTCGCGCACTCGTTGGATCTCCTGCATTTTGCAGTAATCCGATCTTTCCCGCTGCGTCGAATTGGTAAATATTAAGATCAATTCGTTTTTTACGTCGTCTGTTTCTTTCACATTGCACGGCAGCAGGTTTGGTACTTCCTTTCCCTCTGCCAATAATTCCGTTACTGCTCTATGACGCTTATGCCCTGCTATGATCTCGTATTCTCCCGCGTATTTGCCGGTTTGGATCTTTCTAACTACTAAATTCTCCTGCACTCCTACCAACTCTATTGTTTCTTTGAGTGTTTCGATCTCTTCCGGATCCATATTGTAAAAATTCTTATCGCTTGGGTGTAACTTATCTGCCGGGATCTTCTTAAGCGTGAAATCGTCCGTCATTTCCTTTTTGCTTTCCGTGTTAAGAAAGTCCTTAATATCAAATGCCATTTGCTCGCCTCCTATAATGTGCCTCGTAGTGGCACCGTCTAGTATTTACTAGACGTCACGTTGTTTTTATCTCATGCAACTTTGTGTCTAACTTGTACCAACCGTCCAACTCTAATACAATGTTGTTTCTACCGGTCGCTACGCTCCTTTCGGCTATAATGTCCGTTATTTTCATTTCCCGAACTTGTCCGCCTTTTTCAAATCGGATCTTGTCGCCTATTTCATAGGGGCATTTTGCCTTGAATTTAATTATCACGCCTGCGCCTCCCCGATCATTTCCAAATATTCTGTTACAAATTTCTTATAATCCTGCGACGCTCCGCAGCGCACCGAATATTCTACTAATGGGATCTTTGCAAACGTGCTTTCTTTCGGCTTATTTTCTGTATTTCTGATCTTTGTATTAAACACCTTGCAGCGGGATTGTAATACCTCTACGCCTTGCGCCTGCACGTCCTCGCGGTTCTTGTATTTCGTTACCAAGCACCCCATAAAGTTTAACTGCGGGTTAAAATCTTCCTTTACTGCTGCCACCTGCCCTAGCAGTATGTCTAATCCGTCAAAACTGTATTGGTCAATCTCTACCGGTACTATAACGTCGTCCGATACTGCCAATGCGTTAATAATGCTCATGTTTACGTCGGGCGCATTGTCAAAAATGATAAAATCATATTCTTTTGCCGCGTTGGTGCTTTTTCCTCCCTGCAACTCTATTTCGATACTCATTTTGCCAATTGCTTTCTTAATCCTCGTCTGTTGTGGTCGTGATACGTCCGCAATCACTCTTAAGTTAGCCTCTAACAAGTCCATGTTTGCCGGTACTATATCCAAGTTGTCGTACTTTGTACTTGCTGCAAGGTCAATAAGTGGCGTTCCCTCTAGCATCACTCGCGCTATGTTGTCGTGATCCTCCGGATCATAAAGTCCAAACGCCTTGCTTGCGTTTCCCTGCTTGTCGTTATCCACCAAAAGCACCTTATAGCCTCTTTTTGCTAACAAATATGCCATATTTACTGTTGTTGTGGTCTTTGCCACTCCGCCTTTTAAGTTGATTATTGATATTGCACGCATTTCTTTTTCCTCCTTTATTCGCCCGCCCCTATCCCTATCAGGTGTCCGCCAACATAGTAACTTAATACCGAAATGACGCTGCCCCTTTCGCCGTCTTATTTTTAGTTAAATGGTAATTCCTCGTCCATGCCCTCCGGTATCTGCATAAAACCGTTTTCGTCTACCGGCGGCGTCTGTTGCGTTGTGCTGCTGCCCTTACTTTCGCAAAATTCGTGTGCGTCTGCTACAAATTCTGTGTAATATACCTTGTTTCCGTCTTTGTTCGTGTATGATCCGCTTTGTGCGTGGCACTCTACAATAATCTTTATGCCTTTTCTTATGTATCTCTCCACAAACTCTGCGGTCTTTCCAAATGCAACAATACTTAAGAAATCCGCCTGCTGCCCGCCCTCTTTCTTGTATCTTCTGTCTACTGCAAGTGTGTATCTCGCTATCGCCGTTGGCTGCGCGCCCTCCGTGTATCTGATCTCCGGATCCTTTGTTGGGCGTCCGCTAAATTTGCAATCGTTCATTCTGTCGCTCCTTTCCAAATATTCAATATCATTTCTACGCTCCATGCCGTTTGTACTGCGTCTAATGCGTATTCCTCCGGTACTCCCGCTGCTAAAACCTCACGTAGATTTTGCAGTATAATTAAATACCCCTCGAAACTGTACGCGTGCTTTGCAGGATCTAATATTGCTGCTGCCTGCTCTGCAAATTCTACCGTCGTTATCCCTGCGATCTGTTGTAACGTCTCCCGCTCGATCTGACGGTTTCGTATAAATTCTTCCTGCATGGCTGCTACCAATTCTGATAAACTCAATATAGCCTCCCTCCCATTAGCGCTCTTATAATATCCTCTCTTTCGTAGGATCCGGCTTTACTTCTTACTTTCGCAAATCGCTTTTCTAATCTCCTCTTGTCGTAGCCTATCAGATCTGCAATTTGCTTTATTGTGTACGTGTCCTCTGTAAAAATCTTAAACAACTTGTCTTGCTCCTCTTTTTTGTATTTAAGATCTACCGCCCTGCTGCCGTGCGGACTTTCTTTTCCGGTGTGGTGTTCCGGGCATAAATACTTAAAATTCATTGGTATATCTAAACCGCCTTGCGATCTAAATACTATGTGGTGTCTCTGTCCGGGTAATTTGCACCCCGGTACTTCGCATGGCTCCATTTGCAACTTCCTCCGTTTCTCCTAGTATTATTTTTCTAAAAATGCTTTCAAATATCGGCACCGCTATACTGTTCCCTGCCTGCTTATAAAGCGCCATTGTATAACGTCCTATTCTTTTTTGTACTGCTGCCGCCGCCTCATAATCTCTGTCCGTATAACCTTGCAGCCTCCAACATTCCCTTTCCGTTAGATAGCGGTATTGTCCGTTATGTAGATCTATTACCTGCGCCGGTGTTCTGTCTTGTCTTGTTGTTATCGTATATGCGTAGTCGCGTATTACCGTTGCCCTCCTAATTCCGGTATTTCCTATCGCATTGTAAACGCTCGGTTGGGTTACTAGGTATTGATCCGGTACTTTGTTGTTATCTTCTAAAAAATCTTTAATGTTTCTCATTGGTGTTTTTATCAGATCTGAAAAGTCGAACAGATCCCCATTTAATACCGAAATTGTAAAAACCCTCTCTCTTGCCTGCGGTAATCCGAAATCTCTTGCGTCTAAAACTTGATAACTGCTTGTATATCCAAGTTTTTTCATTTCTGAAATGTATTGTTCAAAGTTTTTTCTGTTATACCCATTTAATACATTTTTCACATTTTCCCATATAACGTGTTTAGGTCTCCACTCTCCCATGTTTTCGATAATATGTACCGTTTCCCACATTAAACTTGATCGCGTTCCGCTTTCCTTGTCTGCTCCTTTTCCTCTATTTATTCTTCCTGCTGCCGCGGTTGCTTTCCCTTGGTGTCCTGCGATACTCATATCTTGGCATGGGCTACCATGTATTAAAATGTCCGGCTTGAGATTGTACCCTACAACGCTTTGTGTTTTATATTTCAATTCTTCCTCAAACATTGCATTGTACGATCGCACCGCTTTTTCGTCTATCTCTACATAGTCTATTGCTTTTACCGGCACCCCTATATTTCTAAGCGCGCACCGCGGTGATCCAATCCCTCCGAACAATTCTAGGATCTTTATTGTTTCCATTTTGCCTCACTCTCCTAAAATCTCGTTTACTAATCGTATATGCGGATAATTTATTTTTATTGCTCTCGCTAACATATTGACTATTGCCGTGCTAATCGTTGTTTCTTCAATATCGTAATCATAACTTATCCCTTTTTCTTCGCATTCTTCTACGATTGCCTCAACATAGCCGCGCGCAATTTCGTATGTTTCAAATACTGCAATCGGCATTTTTCTTCTTTCGTCTCTGTTGTCTCTTACCGAATATATTTTTACCGTCGTCGGTACATTCTTCCACCCGGTTCCCTTTGTCAAATTTGGCATATCTTCCTCACTTTCCCAAGATCTCATTACTTAATCTCTCGTACAAATCCTTGTATAAATCTCTTTCTCGCTTTAATTTCTCTACGTCTACGCTTACGTTTTGTTGCTCTTTAAGCCCTAACGACTTATGCAGGCATTGATCTAATAACTGTATCTCCTCTGTGTTGCATTCTCCGATCAATTCGCCCACTCGGTCTATGCTTACCGTCGATACCTGCTCGCATATTACCGTAGACGGCTTTAGCCCCCCTCGGTAATAAAATGTGTTGGTAGGTCTTTCTTTGGTCTTGTCGTCATATAGCACAACTGCACGGTTGGGCTTGTCTCTGCCAATTCGTTACATGATACGATTACCGCCGGGCGATCTCCCCACATTTCCGATCCCTGCTCTTTTCTGTTTGACTTGATAAAATAAATCTGTCCTCTCTTAATCAATTTCTTATCCTCCAATCTTTAATCAAATGTCACGTTATGGATCTTTAGCGACAAATAAAGCATTTTCCATAACTCTACGTTTGCCGGTGGCTTTCCGGTGGCTTTTTTCCATTCCCGCTGCTGCCATTCTTCCAGCCAACCGTTTTTAATGCAATTCTTTATGTAATCGTTGTCTAAGTGTATTTCTACGTCGCATGGCTTAATCAAGATCTTAAGTGCTGCGGTTGTAATCTTAAGCGCTAACGCATTCTTTGTGTCGTTTTCAACTGTTGCCGTTGCTTTTCTCTCGTATCGTTTGCCTTGCCGATCAATAAAAATAACTATCGCCGTTGCGTTCCCGGATCCTCTCGGGTTGCCTTTGTGATCCAATGCAATATCTATTGTTACTTTCACGTTATGCACTCTCCTTTCGTCTAGTATTTATTAGACGGCGCAGGTGTTATTAACACTTTATCCACACCCGCCGCCCGGATCCGGTAATTTAACCATTGTGTAATATTGGATCGGTCTACCGTTAAATGGGTTTACGCCGTTATATACGGTGTCTTTGTCTATGTAATAGCCCTTTTTAGGTTTTGGATCGTCCAACCACTTATCCGCTTTCTTGATAATCATTACTTTTGTTACCGGCTTTATCAAATTCCGGCTGCAACTGTAACGTTGCTTTGCCCCGCCGTCATTTTCCTTGTAGGTCTTTGCCGTCTCTTTGATAAAATACGCCGCCAACTCTTTGTACTGCCCGGTATCGTCCAACGGTGTAAAATGTGGGCTGCCCCATTTCCAACAATCCCGAACAATCTTATTTACGTTTGCCTCTATCCCATTAAGTATTAAATGGTGGTGTATTGCTTTATTCTTGTACTCTGTCGTGATTATGTACTTTAACTCCTCGCCTCGTTTCTTGTATTCTCGGCGTAGTGTTCTTAAGAATTTTGTAACCCTTTCCCTTGCCTCTGCCGGATCCGGTCTTAATTCTTTTTTGTAGGTTAAAACTAAGTGGTAATCTCCATAGGCGAAATTAGCATTTATCAGACGTCTTAATTTAGTCTCTGCGTTTTTTCGGTTCACTTTCTCCATTTCCTCTGCGGTTGGTTTTTCTTTCCCTCCTCTTGGTCTGTGGTCGCCTATCCTCTTGGAATAACTTTTGATTACCTCTATCGTTCTACCTGCCGTTATCTCTGTTCTGTAATACGGCATATTTTTATACCTCGTTTCTGTCCTAAAGTTAATAGTTTGAACAAGTGTTAAAAGCGCTTGTTTCGCGCCGTTTTCCTTGACTTTTTGGGCGAAACTTGGTATAATAATTTTTAGATTATTGGTGTTGCAAAATTCCTTTTATACCAAGTTTTGCGATACGGCGGCAACTTCCCGGTTGCCGCTTTTTTCATGCCAAAATATATACATATACAAGCGCTATGTGCAGGTCTGCGTAATTGAATGTTCCACAATTCAATTCCGTAATTACGTGCTTGTCCTTTTCGTCTGTCCTGCGTTTGCCCTCAACTCTCAAATGAAATCTTTCTACCTCTCTTTCTAGGATCTTTGTATTGTCCTTAAATTCAAAACAACCCTTATATCCTTTGTATAATTCTGTGCCGTCCTTTTCCTCTATTGCCAACACTACCGGATTGTCTATAATTCCTATATGCTCTCTTACTGTCATTTCTTCTCCTTTCTTGTAGGATCTCTTATTTTCATAAAATCCCCACTTTCTCGGCGTTTCGTAATAGCACCTTGCAATTTTCACATTAAAAATTGCTAAAACTTGTTAACCGTCCACGCACTTTCTAGCAGGTGCGCCCGCTGCTATTTTTTAATGCTATCCAAACACCGGCTATTAGCCTGCCGAATGTCTTTTATAGATCGCCGCTCTATAAAGTACGCCATGCGGTAGTCGAAACCGCGTCACGCGCTTATAAGGCGCGCGCACTAACCGTTGTGCTAATGGCGCTCATTGGTGGCATTGCCACCAAGTTTTAGTTTTCCTCCGATTTTGCAATTCTTAAACCTTTACTTACTATCTAAACAATGCGCGTTGCGCCGTGTCTGCGTTGTATGGTGTGCCGCCTCTTTCTAACTCTCTGTAAATCGTAGCAATATGTACGTTAGTTTCTTGCGCTAACTGTTTTGGTGTCGCATTTTCCTTTATCATTTGTTCGATCCGCTTTCTATCTGCGTATGTCAATTTTTTGTACTGTTTTCTCACCGCCTGCGCCTCCTCTCCTATTTTGGCAAAATAAAAAATGCGATAGAGTTTTTACGCTCTACCGCATTTTTCTAATATTTCTCAATATAAAAAAGAAAATGCGAAATAGAGT